ACGTATTGCTGTTTCGAAATTCATTAGTCTACGTAGTGCTAAGCGTTGACCTTTTACTAAGTCAAGCTCTTGTTGATCTTTAATGTCTTCTATACGGAAGGCGTCAAAGCTCTCAGTAAGTTCTTCAATTAGTTGTTTCCAACCTTTTGAAGAGAACAGAGAGAAATATGTTTCATAATATTCTTCTGTTTCTTTATCCAAAAGAATTATCCTCCTTTCTGTGAGGTTCTCTGAACTATATAGTTAGTATAGCATACTTTTTTGTAAAAGTCAAGAGCTTTCAGCAACTTTTTTACTGTTGTTGGTTCTCTTGGGCTTGCATAGCTCGTCTAATTGCTTCTGCATTTCCTGCATTTGCTTGTTGACTTGTTGGAGCTTCTGGTCTATTGCTTGGTATAGACTCTCCCATTCTTTGTTGGTTAGCATTTGTCACTCCTTGTGATGCCTTTTGGTTAATTTCTTGTTCCTTCAGATAGAGCTCTGCTACCTTGGCTCTACGCTGGAACTCTTTGTCGTCTTCTTCACCGGGTTTCAGATTAGAAGACAATACTTTCAAACGATCTGTCTGAGCTTCGTATTCGCCTAGTGGGATTTCTGAAGCAATCTTCTGAGCTCTTGCTTGAGACTCTTGCGCTTGACCATTGAATGCATTAATCTGTGCTTGCAACTGTGCCTGTTGTAGCTGAGCTTGCGCTTGTGCGGCTTGTTGTTGCTCTGGTGAAGGTTGTTGTGATTGACGTAGAGCCTGAATCAAGTCTTCACGATTCGATAGGTTCATATGGTCAATAATTGCTTCAAGCAACTGTGCATACATTGGTGAACTCTTATCCATTGTTTGAAGTAGCTGTACTAATTGAGTCACTTCATACTCACGGGCAATGATGCCTAACGAGCTTGCAGGAACAAACTTAAAGTCCTTAACAGGGTAAATTTCAGGGGTGTACTGCATGTAACGCCAAGCAGACTTCTCAATGAAAGGCACTAAGAAAGACTCTTGGAAGTTTAATAGAGTCCGCTTGTGGCGCTTAATGATAGCGCCTAAGCCCATTGAGATACCAGCGGCAGTAGATTGTGAATTGATAGATCCCGGAATCCCTGCGGCATCAATTGCACCGGTTGCCTGTTGTACCATCTGCATTAAATCTTTTGCTTGTGCAAATGAGAGTTGGTCTAGTTGACCAAACTGGAAAGGTTTCAGAATCTCTGAAGGATTACCGTTAGTTAAAATTGCCTTGCCGGGTCTTACTTCCATTTTAGCGCCACGAGGGAGCCTAGAAGCGTCTACAGCAAGCATTGGATGTACTGTCAATGCCAAGGCATCAATACGAGCACGGAGCTCAGTATCAAGGGCTTTCTGAGAGTTGAATCCTTTTTCACAGATTCCTCGTCCCCAAAAACGTCCGGGAACAGTATCCCAAGAAAACGCAACAATCGGACGATCCTGCATCATGTAGGGGTTTTCTTCAATCTTCAGTAGTTGACCGCCATTTGCCATGACGCAAACCACTTCAACATATTCTTCGTTTTTACGATCTGATTCTGATTCATCTTCTAAGATATCAGCGATCTCTTCGTTGTCGTCTTCTACCATCGCCATATCAAACATGTAACGAGGAACTAGGCCGTAATACTTAGTCAACCTTACCTTGTCATCAGAGTAGATTGTCAAGTCTTGATCAGGCTCTAGGTCAGTGTCTTCAAATGTAGACTCAAGCAATACATCACGATAGACACCATCGTTGATTAACATCTCTACCTGATGCTTCGGAACAAACTCATCAACCGCAACACCTAATGCAGATTCTACATCAGTGGCTACAGGGTCAATCAGGAAGTTCTGAGGCAAGATAGGCTTCAGTTTCACTACGAAGCGCTCACGTGTTTCTACACCGACTGCAGTGAGCTCACCGCCCATTGCTGGGCGTGTTGCAGGTTTCATCTCCCGCATTTCTTCAACAACCAATTCAGCAATACCTGTACCAAAGACAGCAGAGTTCAAGATTGCTTCAGAGACTGACTTACGTACTTTGGTCCTTGAAAAATCTTCGTCAAGCTGTTTCTGCAACAGTGCGATGTCTTGTGGTTGTTGGTCTTGTACGTCATCCTTGATAGAGAAGAATCGTCCTCTACCGAATGTTGCTTCTTCCACTTCAGCCACAGCAGATTCAACCGCTTGTTGCAGAGCAGGAGAAATGATTTTAGAGCGCTCTGATTGACGCATCACATCTTCTTGTGCCCAAATACCACGCCATAAGCGATAGTATTCATCGAACTTTTCAGAGTAGTTAGACTCGTAATGGTCTCTCCACTGATCACACTTCGACATAATCCAACCGACTAGGGCTTGGTCATTCTTAGCATATTCCATATTAATATCCTGCTATAGGGTCTATGATTTCAAATTCTTCTTCCTCAAAGTCAACATAGTAGCTAACTTTGGCAAGCTGATCGACATACGCCAGCGCATCAACTAAGTCATCGTGCACTAACGGGTTTGGAAACTGAAATAACTCATCCAAGAACTCAGTATTCCATTCACCCTCAGAGAGAGTAATTTGTCCATGTTCGAAACGTCCTTGCAGAGCCCAAACAATTCTGTCTACCTTCTTTTTATTACCGTGTGTTAGTTCTTCCACACGAAAGTAACGATTACCACTTTTCATCAAGTCGGTGAGATAAGGGATTACTGCGTTTCTTAAGGCTCCTTTTTCAATCCCTACCGCAATCGGCTGATAGTGATCCACAGCCTCAAATATTTTTCTGGCCGTCTTTTTAATATCCCATCGCCCTGAAATAATATCAGAAATCCACCAGCCATTAACCCCAGCCTTCACAATTGCTATAGCTGTTTTATCCAGCTTCTTTCCTTTACCAGTGGCATTGGAAGCAACATCAGCGAAGCCAGCTAAGTCCACAGCAATATAATAGTCCCCATCGTCTGGCTCTTCGTTACTGAATTGTACCCAGTCTTCTTTGAAGATCTCAGAGCCCAATGCTTCAAAGCTCGCCATAAACTCCTGACGGAAGGCGTAGGATGACATGGACTGCTTAGCTGTGTTAATTTCTTCTGGGTCAAGTAACGGATTATCGTAACTGGTAAAGTGCCATGCTTGATACGTAGAATCATCGCTAAGCTCCGCATACTTAAACAAGTCATAGAAATGATTTCGTCCAAGCGGAGTTCCAATGAACAGCGCATGACCCTTCTGGTCAGCCAGTGCCGGTCTCAGTACGGTCTCCCACACAGACGGTTTCATGTCTGCGTATTCATCCAGTACCAAGAACTTTAGAGAGACCCCACGCATGGTCTCAGGTCTATCAGCACCCTTCAAACTAATCGTTGCACCATTGATCAGTTTTATTTGCATGTTGTTAACATGACTTCCTGAGATCACAGGATTGCCAAGCTCAAGTAATGTATTCCACATAATGTCACGGGCCTGACCCTGTGTTGGGGCTACGTAGAATACATGTCCTCGTTCAGTCTGTAGTGCATTGATGATTAACATCCATGCCGCTAGTCGAGACTTACCAGTTCGACGCCCTGCCGCAACAATCTTAAAGCGAACAGTAGATTCAAATACATCTTGTTGCCACGGTAGCAACTCAACATTAAGCTCCACGCATCATCTCTACAAGCTCTTCACCACGCCTTTTGACCTGACGATACCACTTCGAATCCACCATCTCATCAGCGGCTTTCGAGTAGTTTCCTTCATTGACTGCGGTGATCATATTCTTAAACTTACCTAAACGATTCCTTCCTAGATTAAACGCCATGTTAACAAGCACACGTTGTACATTCTCAGGATGTGAACTAAAGTTCAAGAATAAAGCACAAGCGTCTTCACAAGCGGCATTACAATCGATATGGAAGACATCTAAGATTCGTTCATCAGTGACTGGAGTGCCTACAGGCCAAGTATGCTCCATGTCAGCCTCAGTAACCATATGTCCGATACCAAATGTAGGGTATCCTTCTGAGCACAAGTAGATCTCAGCAACATAGCCCTCATGGCGTATCAGATCTTCCTTAATCAAGTCAATCAGATTCTGGGGTAACATCTATTACTTCTCCTTCTTCAGAGTCATTTCCGGTGATTACAGTGTCTCCATTGACTCCAGTGATCGTAATAGACACAGAACTCTTACCATTAGACATCTTATCCTTCTCAAAATAAGATAATGGCAATACTCTGTCCATGCACATCTTCAATGCGGCCATCTGACCGGGATGTTCATCGTTCTGTGCAATATTAATTATTTTTGTAATAACAGCATCGCCTGAAGTAGCTAACAAGCGAGCTTTAAACTCGTTAATCCTAGCGGCATCGCCGGGAGGTCTACCACGAACACCTCTATTACCGGCCTTCTTTGCCTCTATATCGGTTTTTCTTGGTCTACCTCGCCCTCGTTTCTTCGTAGGCTCTGTTGTTGTCAATTCTGTCTTGTCGGTCATTTAAGATTCTCCGTAATATCTATATGATAACACACTCAAAAGCAAAAGTCAAGCAATATTTATGCCAAATTTATTAAAATTGTCTTCAGTTCAATTTCTTTTTAGATTTTAGAGACTTAATAGTTCTTCGAAGATCGTGCATTTTAACGTATTTTAGCGCTTTTTTGCTATTTTGGCCTCTTGCAAGTCTAAGCAGGTACTATAAAAATAATTGCAACTCAAAAGACGCCCCCGCAGTGCAACAAAGGGCTGGCATGATCTTTGCAGGGCTATTCAGATCAATGTTGGCATGATAGTTGCATAGCTATGGTGGCATGATAATTGCAGGGCTATGTTGGCATGATAGTTGCAAGGGGCTAAATAGGCGCTGGCATGATCTTTGCAGGGACTAAATTGATTACCTAGGCTTGCAAGTGTGAAGGACTATGTAGCACCCAATAGAGCCCGATAGCCTGTTCAGTCTATCCAGCCTAATCAGCCTGTAAAGCCCTGTAACAGACTGTAAAGCCTGAACCGCTAGGGTAGTATTCAGAACAACATAGAATCGCTTAGAACGGCTTAGAATGCGTCCTAGCTATATGCTGCTTACGGTTTTAAGAGCTCGCATCGTATGTGGTGCGGTAGTTTTCAACAGGCATAAAAAAAGCCCTGACTAGCAGGGCTCTGAAGGTTAATGGTTTAGGCTGTTATAAATCGAAGGTCTTCCATAATAGCCAGCCAACGATTGCGATTTCGATTACTTCAATCATCTAAGAATGTTTCCCCAATCCAAGCGCCGAAGCCTAAGACCAGCGCAAAGGATGCGATAGCCGCAATGGTAAAAAAGATTTCTGGATTCATGTTAGTGAGCTCCTATGAGTTCAGGATTGCGGATAACGAAATCAGAATCGGATTGTTTGGCCGATCCTTTAGCCTTTAAGCCGATCACGATCCCTTTAGGATCATCGATTCGAATATCGTGAATGTCCCCGTCGATAACCTTTCGATTCATAAACCGGCTAGGAAGACCACCGCTAAAGACCACCGCAATATTCGCACCATGTTCCAGCGCTTGTTTCACGTGTTTCTGATACCGATCAGCGCCGGAATAGCTAAAGGTCAAATAGTAGTTATCGGGTAGAACCTGAATGAACCGGTCTGATCGCTTCGAATAGTCATAGAACCTGATAGCTGGGAAGGATTGCGGAATGCCGTAGTCTTCCCAAGCGATATCGGAAATGACATTCAAGCGCACTACAGGCT